CAAATTGGGATTTATAGACTACTATTCTACTGTAAGATTTAAAAGGATACAAATTGGCCGAGAGAAGAAAATTTAGCGACATAATCTTTGGTAGAAATAGCGAAGTCAAAAGAAACACAGGTAGCTTTTTCAGAGATGATCCCAATGAAAGCATTTGGGGAGCAACAAGTTTCATTCAAGGATACAATACAGTTGCAGGTGCTTGGGATACTAATGGATTAGGTAACGGAGAAAGTAACTCGGCAGTTACAGCTTGTCTTCAATTATTAGGACTATCATTTTCAGAAGCAACACTTGAAGTTTGTTATTACAACGAAGACGGAGAAAAAGAAGTCGTTCCAAACCACCCACTTGCACTTTTAATGAGGAGACCAAATCCTTTTATGTCCGGAGATATAGTTCAGCAGTATATAATTAATGCTTTACACGTTTCAGGAAATGCTTATCTTTTAAAGCAACACAATGAGAGTGGAGAATTAGTTGCATTATATCCTCTTATGCCGGATCAAGTTACACCAAAGGGAAATCAAAGCGAATTAATAACACATTATGTTTATGAGACAGAAAGTGGAAAAATTAAACTTGAAGCAAATGATGTCGTTCACTTTAAATTAGGATTAGATTCAGTCAACCATAAGCTAGGATCAAGTCCACTTAAAACTGTATTAAGAGAAATATATGGAGATGAATCAGCAGGACAAATGGCAACTGCTTTATTATCTAATATGGGAGTTCCAAGTGTCATGATTACACCTAAAGATGATTTTGGGCCAACACCGGAAGAAGCCGATCAGATTTCAAAAACTTATCAACAAAAAGTAAGTGGTAAGAATAAAGGCAAACCATTGGTAATGAGTGGAGCTATGAATGTTGAAAAACTATCTTTTAGTCCTAAAGATTTAGATATAGGACTTTTAAGACAAGTTCCAGAAGAAAGAATAAGTGCCGTACTTGGTGTACCGGCTATCCTTGCAGGTCTTGGTGCAGGTTTAAAACATGCTACTTACTCTAACGCTAGAGAATTAAGAGAATTTTTTACAGAAAACAAACTAATTCCTTTATGGAGAATGGTTGGAGAAGAAATTACACAACAAATTTTATTAAGAGATTATACAGATAATCCTCTATTTGAAGCTAACTATAACTTTGGAGAAGTAAGAGCATTACAAACAGATCAAAACGAAATGTATGAAAGACTAAATGTCGGAGTACAAGGTGGTTGGATTACAGTTAAAGAAGCTAGACAACAAGCAGGTTTACCATTTGATGATGAAATGGAGTATTATATATTGCCAATTAATGTTCATCTACACTACAAAGGCATGGAAATGTCAAAACCACCTACTAATAGAGATGAGATAGAGACTGAAGAACCGGAATATACACCGGCAGTTGTCACAGAAGATGATGAAGAAAACTCTAAAGGTACAAAAGTTATTAAAAAAATAGAGGATCAATTTTGCGTAATAGCAGAAGATAGTGGAAAAAACATGGGTTGTTATCCAACACGAAAATTAGCTCAACAGAGACTCGATCAGATAAGCCGATATTCAAACAATCCTAAAAATGATTAGTGAAAGAGTAAAGAAAGCCCTCAAAAAAAAAGTAGAGGAACATAACGAAAAGCACGGAGATGATTCTAGGAAAAAAGTAACTCTTAGAATGTTAACTGCAGTTTTTAAAAGAGGCATTGGTGCTTATAATACAAATCCAAGTTCAGTAAGGCCCACAGTTACATCAGCAGATCAATGGGCATACGCTAGAGTAAATGCTTTTCTATATGCTTGTAGAACTTTAAAATTTAGAGGTGGCAAATTCGATTTAGATTTACTACCTAGTGCGCACCCTTTATCAAGTAAGAAATCACTAACCAAAGGTGTTTATGATGATATAAACTTTACAATTCCTAAAGGTGCAAAAGAAGAAGCTAAACGAGGTCTTGCTTGGAGAAAAGAATATGGTCGTGGTGGTACTTCAGTTGGTCTTTCATCAGCTAGATATATAGTAAATAACACAACTGTAAGTCCTCAAAAGGCTAGACATATTGCAAAATACTTCCCAAGACATGAGATCGATAAAAGAGCAGAGGGTTATTCAGTAGGAGAAGACGGCTATCCAAGTAATGGTCGAATCGCTTGGGCATTATGGGGTGGAAATGCCGGTAGAGATTGGAGTGCAAAACTTGTACGAGCTATGAACAAAAGAGATGATGAAGCTAAATTTTCAAGTGCAAGAGAGTTAATCGAAAGAAGAAATGCTTTAAGAGAAATTAAAAGAGAAGAAAGAGTAACTCGCTTTGAGAAAGCAGAAGTTAAAGAAGATATATGGAATGCTTATGATAAATTGCTTGGTAATTGGGATTATGTATTAGCAGGTGCTTATTATGATTTACTTAAAAAACAAGTACAAATGATTAGTAAAACACTAGCAGAAAACTCTCCAACAACTTCTGGGATCATAAACCTATTAAATACACAAATAGATAGAAATACTATTTTAGATTGGAAAGACGCTTTGATTCCTTATTATGAAAGTATGGCAACAGACTTTGCTTATTTTCAAGTCGATATATTATTGCCGGAAGAATTAAAAGAAAACTTTGTATTTAGTGAAACAGAACAAGAACAAATACTAAGAGCAAGAAGAAGAAAACCAAGACAGGTTATTCTTACTCAGGGATTTTATCCTAAAAGAGCTAGAGGTGTAGCGATCCCTATAAATTCGACTAGATACAATAGAAGCGCTAAGTCTTTTATTGAAAACAGACTAGAAACATTCTTGCCGGATATGAGTATGACTATGAAAAACAATTTAAATAGAGCTTTAAGGAAAAGTTATGATGAAGCTAATAAATTAGGATTAGTTGGAAAAGAAGCTGAAGATTACATAACGAAACAAATCGGGAAAAGTTTAGGTAAAAAGAACTTAGGTCGTGCAATGAATATTGCAAGAACAGAAGGTAGCGCTTTATCTAATTGGAGTACAAATGAAAGTGCTAAAGAAACCGGATTAATACTTGAAAAAGAATGGATAACTAGAAGAGATGGACTAGTTCGAGATAGTCATTTGTTCATGGACCTTGTGAGAGTAAATCAGAATAGTGACTTTACTGTTCAAGGTTACAAAATGAATTATCCAGGGGATAGTAGCCAAGGAGCACCGGCAGGACTAGTATGTAATTGTAGATGTAGCATGATTTTTCATGAAAGTAAGATATAATAGGAGTCAATATGGCAAAGCAATTTAAAGAATTTAAACTTTCAACAACTGATGAAGTTGAGGGAAAAGTAGAGGCAGTTTTTTCTGTGTTCAATGAAGTAGATAGTGACGGAGATGTCGTACTTCCAAATTCTATAAAATCCGGTTACGGAGAAAAAGGAGTCGCAATGGTTTGGGCTCATGACTGGAAAGATGTAGTTGGTAGAGGAGAAATTGTCGATGACGGAAATAAAGCCATATTCAAAGGTCAATTCATTATGGATACTGAAAGAGGCAGAGACGCTTTCAATACAGTAAAAGCTATGGGAGATTTACAGCAATGGTCATTTGGCTATGAAGTAGATGATTTTGAAGTTGGAATGTTTCAAAAAGATACTCAAGAGATCGAAGTTAGATATTTAAAGAATGTAAAAGTATGGGAAGTTAGCCCAGTATTAGTAGGGGCCAATCAAAACACCTCTACATTATCAGTTAAAAGTGATGAAGAAGCTAGAGATGACTGTGTAAAAGATACAGACATTAAAGAGATAAAAGAACCAAAAAGATTTAACGAAGAAGTGGACGACTTGCTTATCAAGTTATCTACTGTGTTAAAAAGAGCTAAGGAGCTTACTGCCTTACGCTTAAAAAAAGAAAAACTATTGTCGGATAACTCTACTGAAGTTCTAGAGGAGTTACAGGACACATTACAAGAAGTGTTTCAAGATGTAGACACACTTCTAAGTATTGCAAGTCCTAAACTTGAGGAAGAAGTAGACGACACGACAATTCTATTAGAGACTGAAAGAATCCTATTGGAAACAATGGATCCGGAAGTCTAATAAGGAGATAACAATTATGGCAAATCTTAATGATTTGAAGAAAGAACTTCAAGATCTTAGAGAGTCCACAATGTCGGAATTTTCAACATTAGAATCTACAGGATTCGATGCTGAGAAAAAAGGCGAATGGGACAAGCGTAATGAAAGAATGTCCGAGTTAGTAACTACAATAAAAGAAGCTACTAAAATAGAAACTGAAAAAAAAGAACTTGAAGAAGCAATTGAGGCAGGAAAAGTTGTGGAACCAAAAGGTATCCACTTCGAAAAAGCTGAATCAGAAGCACCTTTAACTCTTGGTGGTCAATTTCTAGAATCAAATGCCTATAAAGCATTTGCTGAAAACGGTCAAAAAAACATTACATCTGAGTTGAAGTTTAATGTTGGCTATAAAGCTGACACAACAACCGGCACAATGCCTCCAAGCGTAATTAGAAGCCCTAGAATACAGGAATCAGCACAAAGAGATCCTTTTGCACTTCCTAACTTAATTGATACGATCACAACAGATCAAACATCATACAAGTACCTAGAGGAAACTACATTTACAAATGCAGGTGGGCCAATCGCTGAAGGTGGAACATACGCAGAAGATACATTAGCATTCACTGAAAGAACTGAAGTAATTAGAAAAATCGGTTCATTCATTCCTATGACTGATGAACTTCTTGCAGATGTACCAGCAGCACAAGGATATATTGATAGCAGATTACAATTCATGGTTAATTCCAACATACAAGACCAAATTTTAGGTGGTTCTGGTGCAGGAAATAACCTTACTGGATTCTTAAATAAGACTGGAATCAATACCTTTAACTATGCAAACTACACTCCGGCAACTGGGCTAAAAAGAATTGGCCAAGTTTTAGAAGCAATCACTGAAATTCAGAAAGATAGCTTTTTAAATCCTGATGCAATTCTTATGCACCCAAGTGACTGGTATCAAGTTATAACTGAAACATCAGCAGTAACAACTAGTGGATCTCATAATCCATTATTCGTTGGTGCAGGAGACTTCGGTTCTAGCGTAGCGGCAACTCTTTGGGGATTGCCTGTTGTACCAACAACACAGTTGAGTGCAGGAACAGCATTGGTTGGTGTATTCGGTGGAGGACAAGCTTGTCATTTAGTCGCAAGACAAGGAATGGAAGTAAGCATGTCAGATTCACACGACGCAAACTTTGTAAAAGATATTGTTGTTATGAAAGCTTCTGTAAGATTAGGACTTCCTATCTACAGAGCAAGTGCTTTCTGTTCAATAACAAACTTCTAAGGAAGATAAAAAAATTACTATGGTATCACTCTCAAGCTACGGCTTGGGAGTGGACCAAGTAGGAAAGGTTAAAATGGCAATTTTAAAGAAAAGTGTATGGATTGATGATGACGGCAAAATAGCTGAGGCTCTCTCCTTTCCTT